ATGGAAAAACAACATAGCTATGCGATCGACCATGCTAAGTGCATTGGTATTATTTTGGTGTTATTTGGTCATTTCCCTAACGGTATTATAAATATATTGTTGCCATACACATTTCATATGCCGTTATTCTACTTTATTGGCGGATTGCTGTTTAATCCTTACAAAGAAGCGAAAAAATTCTATAAAGGCATTATAATAAAGTACTTACTATACATATCAATAGCATATGTTTTTCTTGGTGGTTCAGCAAAATTACTTAATAAGTATTTCAGTACGCGTGACATGAATGTTTTCGGTAATGGAGTACTTGAAACCATCAAGCTTGCCATAGAGAATAATTTTCATAATAACTTATTTTTCATAATAGGATGGTTTTTGTTTAGCTATATGCTACTTTTGGTAGTTGCCATGCCAGTTATCAGGATTCTTACTCTGGCAAAAAGATTCGTCAATGTTGATATATTAATAATTATTTCCGGCCTCATTTTTGGTTATTTTGCAATAACCTACCTATCACCTGCGTATAAGATGAACAAGGTGTTTTATCTAAATACTACTGTGCAGGTCATGGTTGGATTAATGTTCTTTTGTATTGGGTATTCAGTAAAAGATGTCATGTGGAAAATTCTAAACCCTTACGTGGCTTTCGCTTTATTTTTAATTGTATATGTTTTAAGGCAGTATGGTCTTATTACGACAACGTATGTTTCATGGAGTACCTATAATGATGGGTTCGCCATGACAATACTTAGTGCTTTGTGCGGTATATACATAACCATGTTTTTTTCACAAATGCTTGCAAATTCAGGTGAATTGCGCCTATCTCGTTATATAGGAATTAACAGTAAATCAATAATGACATTTCACATGTTGTCGTTCACATTGATAGATGTAATATTCATGAAAATGGGCTTTTTTACAATTAATAAAAACAATATCCTGCAGCATTACATCACTCCTTTTTCTTTCCCTTTGTATCTGATACTTTCTATAATTATCTCGCTATGTATTGGTAAATTTCTGTCATTTATAACTTTCAGACGATTTTCATAAATGCACCCCCGCGCTCGCGGGGGTGTTATTAGTTATGAAGGATAACTTGCTGAAAAGCTGCTCCAGAGCTAAGGCTCAGGTTTAGAATGTTATTTCCTGTGATTGTTGTGTTTACTGTGATTGCCCCGGCAGAGAAGGCTACTGGTTGAGCGGTTAATGCCCTGGTGCGCAGATCTATAGTGCACTGCCCATAGACTCCACTTGCTTGCGCCATGACGGTCATCCTGGTGTAGTTCCAGTCTGGTGATTTGAAGTTTACGGTTCCCGTGGTTGCCCCAACAGTTACCATGTTTCCTGACATGCCTGTAGCATACAGGTTGAGCTCCACAACCGTCATTCCGCCTATGGGTGGCATGTTCTCCCTAACATTAAGACGCAATGGTAGTCCTGTGGTTTGCTTGTTGTTGTAATATTTGAAAGTAGTCCCGACATACGAAAAATTATTTCCAAATATCCGTCTATGTTTGACTGTGAGTCATAAGCAATAACGAAATTAGAATCCGTTGAAATAATTCCATGTAGTCTTGCCGATCTCATGGAGTTTGCTGCCACTCCAGCCCTTGTTATACCAATAGGTGTGTTATATATCTCCTTAGCTGAAACATCAGAATCTAGTGTTTCATACTGGTAAAGCAGCCTGCTAGCGCCATTAACGTAAGCTGATTCAACAATAACACTTCTGCAGTTATATGCACCTACAAGGCTTGGCTTGATAACATTATCGCCATTGAATGATCCTATGCTAACTTTAAAGTCAGTTCCATCTGCCACCCTTGCAACAATTGGGAGGTTGTATCCTCCCGTGATCATTTTTCCAACCCTTCCCACGTTAATGGTACAAAGGCTGGGGGTTGTATAGTCACCAATAATCATCACTGGGTTGTCCACAACATTGTCACAATATGCAATATCAATATGACAGTTTATTGAGCCACCAGTATTATCTGCTCCGTTAGGTGCGTTAGTTTTTATGCCGTCAAAATTAACCCCTCGGTGGTCTGATGCACTTACACCTCCTGAGCCAATAACCTCGCAGTCCCGGCATTTAAGAAAAGCAATGCAGTTATTGTTGTACTGTTTAGAATGAATTGCGTTGTACTCAGTTGAAATATCACCATCAAGTATGTATTTCACCCCATAAGTAGGAGCATTTATCCTCGTGTCTCCATCTCGCCACGGTATGAAGTCTCCATTATCTGGGTCGAAAAAATGAGCGAAAGTCATCATCCCGCCAGATTGCGAGGTAGTAGAATTAGGTATTGATGGGTCATCGTATCGACCGATTATCCTGCATCCGCTTTGATGATGTACCGTGATGTGGTCGCGCATTGGATGTATTGATCCAAGAACATAATACGTTCCTGTCGCTCCAAAAATGAAATAACTAAATCTCGGATTGCGCAGCATTGTTTGAAGTGCATTACGATTGTTCCATGCTGTAGGAGGGTCGTATGTGCTTACCACCTTAACGCCATAACGTAAATCTGTGGGCTGGCTAATCAGGCGCAGGAAAACGCCATTCGATGCTACGTGATCGCCGTAACCATCAGGAGTTGAACCGAATGTCGCGGCAATGTACAGCGCGCCGCCGCCGTCTCCTGCAGCGTAGTAACCGGCTGTGGAGTATGTATGGCCAGGGGAAATTCCACCAAAAGACTTCATGTCCGCCACTGTCTGGAACCCGCGAGTTACGCCGCCATTGAGTGCGAACACCTCACCACGTAAAGTCGCATCGCCTACGCTCAGCCACGCACCTGGGCCAATGCCACCTGTAGTTTCAGGGGTGGAGTTGTCAGGAACGACTTTTGGTAAAGCACCATCCCAACGGTAATACTCACCAGTGGCTTCAAGATGCAGAACCTGGTTTGGCAGCGTAAGCGTATTTCCGTCTTCGAAGCTGTCCAGAGTGATGTACCCGAACTGGGAAATAGCTTGCTGAGCCAGCCAGCGCAACCCTTCAATCGTATAGTGCTGGTTGCCGAAGCGATCGGTATAAGTCCATCCCATAGAGGTGACGAACTCATCAATTTTCCCGGCGTTAAACTTCAGGTCGATTGGGGATTCACTGGGAACCGAGTTTTGAGTAGGTGTATTAGCCATATTTATTCCATAAAAAAACCCGGCGCTGTGGCCGGGTTCGGTTGGTCGGGGACGGTTCTTATTGGTAGATGGCGTCGCTGTATTCTGCGACTGTCAGAGATACCGTGTTATCTGTGTTCGGTTTAATGCTGTTGACCGTCCATAGCTGACTGTCCAGTTCCTCAACTGTCGCAATGAGATATCGCGACGGGAGCTGCACAGTGTCTCCATTCCATATGTTGAGCTGAATATTGGGAATAGCCGCGGTGAATCCGTACTTCGTGTCGCTACGGGCCGTTGCCGGATAACGCAGCGTGGGGTTTCCCAGACTGTCGGTGACCAACACGTACATTTCCCCAGAAAAGGTGATCGGCTCGCTGGTATCGAAGTTATTCCCGGAGCGGCCGGTGATATAACCCTGCTGCTGGTTGCTGTCGTAGATGTCAGGCATCTGAATGACGCTGCCTACCTGAATAATCCCGTCTTCGAAGACTTTGGCGTTCATCTTCACCCTGGAGTAGATAAGTCGCTTCGTTTCGCGCAAAGCGCGTTCCCGCGCCTGATACTCGTTACGGAAGCCGACGATCTCCAGCTTGTTCGGGTTTTCCGCTTCCTGTTCGACGATGGCGCCGTTCAGTACGCGGTAGTTGATGTACGTCTTGTTATTCGTGGTCGGGTGAACGTAAGAGACCTGCACTCCGTCGTAGCCGCCAGGAAGAGTGGCCTCGTACGTCATTTTGTACTCGTCCGTCTTCATATTGGCCCGGTTGAATACGGCTGCCGGGTAATCAACTTTCTGATCGCGGGTAAAAGTGAGTACGCCGTCATCCCAGTACGCCACCACCGACGCCGCATTGCAGATCGCCTGCACGCGGTCGCCCAACGAGTCGTTTTCGTCGTCAAACGTATAATCGAAGTAACCCAGTCGCTCATCAGGCAGGCTTTCGGCTATCGAGTACAGCCCGTAGAGGTCAATGCTGCTGACCGGCTGCTCACCCATAATCAGCCAGGTGTGCGCCACAGCATCAGCGAACGAGCGAGACGGTCGAAGTGTGTAATCAACTGCCTGCGTGTCCATGTCGTACGTGATGGTATTGCGCGTCACCAGTGCATTGTATTTACGGTCCCGACTTCCCAGCGCGTTCTCGGTAGCCCGGACTTTTACTCTTACCAGCGAGTCAGTCGGATGAACGACATTTGTCCTGATGTTGATAGCGTGGATCTCTTCAACCTTCAGGACTGATGCGTCGCTGGAGTTATCTGTGCGCTGGAAGCTGATCGCATACTTGCCGAACCCGGCTGCAGGAGTCAGTTTATCTGTGCGGTAAAACACTTCGCTGGTGTGGTCGTGAGGTGTCCCCTGGTAATAGGTAAACGTCTGCGTAGTTCCGGGGATCTGGTTGTAATCGTCGTCGATTTTCCAGATAACGACCTTCCAGTTAGTCTGTTTTTTCCCGCCCAGGCTCGACTGTGTGTGCAGCCAGAGCTGCGATGACTCAACTGGTGAGAAGAATGGCCCCACGACCAGGGCTTCGTTGTCGTTCAGAATGAACTTTGTGGTGTTGATGGTGGCCGTAGCAGGTATGTCCTGCGGTCCCTGCAGGTCGCTCATCGTAAACGTGTACCAGCGAACCGGGTTAACCACAGCGCCGTCATTCGTTTCTACCGCGGAAATCAGCGTACCTGAGAATGTCGCATCAGTCGTTACTGATCCAGATGCCGTGTTGTACGTCACATTAATGGTGAAGGTCACAGCATGCGGCAGCACCAGCCCCATGAAGTAATCGAACTCGGCCTGCTTCACGATTTTCATCGCGATCTGTCCGCCGGAATATGTCCCGCTGACCACTGTGTTTGCCGTCGCCGTCTCGATCGGGAAATCACCCGCTTCGTTCTGCCCTGGCACTTCCTGCCCGTCCACATCATCGAAGCCATAACCCTCGACGATCTGAGGGATGACCTCGCCAGGTTGATAAAACTGGTATTCAGCACCGGCAAGCGAGCCAAGGCTCGATTCAGAGTAGCGTACGGACTCATAATCGTACTTCCCGATCCCTATGCACATCCATTCAGTGACATACTTCAGCCCGCCGTCAAAGGCATCCTGTCGAACGTATTCAAACACAGACTCCTGAATCAGATCAGGGAATGAACGCACCTGACCGTAGATATCCGGCTTGGCTTTGTAGACGCGCGCGGTGTTTGTCTGACCGGTCAGGCTATTGTTTGGCGAATCGACAGTGTTACCGCCGGTATTTGCGATGGCCGGCTTCGGCGCAAGGAACGAAAATACCTGGCCCACCACTTTAAAGATCGGGCTCAGGATGTCGTCGACAATGCCCTTTGGCTGGTCGAATATCTGGATGTGGTCCAGCTCGCTCAGCTCAAACGCCAGCTCATCATCGTCACCCAGCTTTACGCCATTGCGGACAATCAGCAGGTCACGGTGGAAAGTAGCGTCAATGGCCGCCAGCCAGTCATAAAAAAGGGTGCCGTTTGGCACCCTACAACGCAGCTTAGGCGTTCCTGGAAAGTTCGATATCTCAACCAGCGCCATACGAAAAGTACTCCACTTTGGTGAATGCCCTCTGAACGACAAGCAACGAGTCCATGCGAACGCTTCCGTTCTCGCCGCGCGAGTGCAACGTCTGCCGGTTCAGTACCAGGCCAACGTGTGCCGGCTGCGCGCCGCGGTACCCGACAAATATCCCGCCATCGACCGGTTTGTCGACCTTGCGCCAGAAAACGACGTCACCCTGATAGCAGGTGAAGAAGTCAGCCCCGGCTTCGTAGTCCGGTGTCTGGTGCAGTTCAATTCCGAGAACGTGCCGGTAATACAGCACCACCAGCCCCCAGCAATCCACCTTTTCGAACGAACAGGCCCTGTTAGCCCATGGCACGCCGATCATCCTGCTGATAAAATCAGAGGTACTGCAGGCCGGTGTATTCCGTTGGGTCATAGAGCCTTCCGATGTTGTTGTTCAGCGGGTTGGTGACAGAAAGAGTTACCGATGCTGAATCGGCGTCGATGTCCACCGTCTTGACGTAAAGCTGCCACGACTTAATCGGCACAGACACGTCGCCGCTGTCGAAGATTTGCCTGGTGGCCGTGATGGCCGTCAGACGGGCTGCACCCTTCCACTGCTTCATCAGTGCTTTGACGTCCGACGATAGCCGCCCTAACTTCACGGTCGCGTCGATCACCGGCGTTCCGCTCTGCTTGCTCTCTTCGATTTCAAATCGCGCTGGCGTGTACGTCTGGCCGCCAAGCGTCTTCGGGAAGAACTGCTTATCGACAAGGCGGACATAGCCAAAGGATGGATGGTAGAAAGTGATGGTGTCGTACAGGCCACGCGTCGGGCGCTGCTGCTTATACTCCCTGAAACTCGGCATTACGGCACCCTCGGCAGTGATTCTGGGTCTCTGTTGTCCGGATAACCCGTTACCACGATATCCAGCCACGAATCCCACGGCGGCGGCAGTTCAACAATGATGTCGTCAAACTCGTCGTCAGCGTTATACAGATGGTTGGCAATAACGGTCCCAGTCCAGGTCACCACCCCGCCGTCGATACTGGTTTGCACCGGCATTTGTGTGAAGTGAAGCTCCTGCAATTGCAGGCCACTGCCGCCCAGATTGATATTCATCCGGAACCAGTTCAGGCCCCGGTTGAGATAGTTCGGGCTGCGTAGCCACTGCTGAAATGCTCGCTCCTCAGCCAGAGTGAAGATCCACGTCAGCGACCAGGTAACTTTCAGGTCGTCGGTTTGATTCTCGAAGATAGCCGGGCCGACCGCCGGTTGGTCAGTCTGGAACCCGGTATCGAGAGTCATGTTTTTGCTGGCCTTCTGCGCCAGCGGCAGCCAGTCTGGGTAATCGATGATTGGCATCAGCCCTGCCCCCTTGGCGTGCGCTTAACGTTCAAGTTGCTGGTGATGGCCTGACTTGCTGGCCCACCGTTATTCATGTCAGCTATGAATGCATCGATAGTCCATGTGCCGTCACTGCCCTGCATAGCCTGTGCATCGACCGACGCAGAAGAGTAATTGTTGATATTCAAAATCACCCCTCCACCGCCTCCGGCAGTCATTTCCTTATTGCTGATCACCCTGCCGTTGTCGCCCGGTATCATGTACTGCTTACCGGTACTGGCCTGATAAATCTCCGGCATTCCGCCTTCGCCGACCTGATACATCCCTCCAGCACTCACCGGGCCGCCGTTCTTACGCTTGCCAGACAGCGCCAGGATGCCAGCCATTGCGCCAAGGCCAATAGCAACAGCACCACCGAATGAAGCCACGGAGGACATAATGGCCGCCGGGGTCCATGCTGCCGTTGTGGCCGCCGCCGCTGCGGTAGATGTCGCGGTAGTGGTAGCAATGCCAGCCGCCTGAGCCGTCGTTGAAGCTGCCACCGCAGCCGTGGTTGCCGTCTGCCCCATGATGGCCGACTTAACCCACTCAATGCCCATCTGAACGAACGAGTTAACCACGCTGTTTAGCACGGTCATTCCAATGCTTCGCATCGCATCGCTGGCTGACATGCTGCCTGTAACAATGCCCGTCAGTGCATTGCTGGCCACCGAACCAAGAGAGTCGAACGCCGCCGCTGCTGCCTGTGTGGCCGCGTTCTGCTGCGCCCATTCTTCCCACATTGCCGCGTTGCGCTGATCCCGGTATTGCTGTTCGATAGCCGCGCGCGCCGCCTCAGCCTCTCCTATCTTCTGCGGGTAAAGCTGGGCATATTGCTGGATATCAGCAATGTCTTTCTGATACTGGCTATCAAGCCCGGCGGTTTTACTGGTTTTATCGGTGAAATCACCGTCAGCAGTGGTCGCCGTAATAGTCGCGGTTCCTGCGGCGACGGCCGTTACCAGTCCGGTTGAGCTGACAGTGGCGATAGAGGCTGCCGAAGTCGTCCAGGTGATAGCCTTGTTAGTCGCATCGGTTGGCTGAACCGCGCCGCTGAGTTGCTGGGTTGCGCCAACGACCAGAGATGCAGTTGCAGGGGTAACTTCAACGCCAGTGGCCGCGATGGAATCAGCGACTTCAAACACAACGGTGTCGGCGTCATATACCTTCCACTCGCCGGAGAACGTGGAGATATCGTTGGTTCCGAAATCACCAGACCATGACGTTGTGTTCATGTAACCCTGGATGTAAGTACCGGCGTTCTCACCAGCGAAGTCGAAACGCACCCACAGGTTAGGCTGACGTCCTGCCTGCACCTCATCAAAGATGTACTTCGACAGACGCCATGCGCCGATCTCGTTATCTTTGTCAGACTTTCGAAACTCCCCTTCGCCGGAGATCGTCAGATCCATGTTGTTGACCAGGTTCTCCACCAGCCCTTTAGCATCATCTGCCTCGGAGTTGATGGTGTTCATCGAATAGTCGATGCCCTTGGTCGTCATAGCGCCGAGACGCTTCCACTCGGAAAGCGCTGGCACTGCGTCGGGGCAGCCAAAGGCCATGCGTAGCACAGCTACTTTCCCGATCAGCTTGCCAAAATCATTAGCACAGCCTTGCATGTGTACCTCTCAAATAAAAAAGGCCACCGGATGGCAGCCTGATTGGTTGGTGATGGGGTTATTCGCCATAGACGCACATGAACTGAAGCCGGAAGACCAGACGGCCCTCTTCGGTCAGGATTGGTGCTGGCATATTGCCGAGGTTTTGAATAAGGCCGAGGCATTCGTCGGAAATGTCGTTCTGCTCGACATAATTGATAATTTCCTGAGCCTTCTCAGCGGCTGCGCGGCGCTTGTCCTTAGCAGAGATGACATCCACCAGCACGTAGTGGTCAGATCCGAGGTCATTTCGGATGTCGGTACCGCCGTTAGGCCGGAACACGATGAATGCGTCGGTTAACTTCGTTGTATCATCCCACGCCAGCAACTGAACAATGAAGCCAGTGGTTAGCCCGGCATCAACGAAGTAGTTACGCACGCGCTCGTACATGGCTGGTGTCATACTGAAAGCTCCTGGCGCATTACGGCATCAATCTGGCTACGGGTGTCTTCAAAGCCTTTGGTGAGGAACTCTTTCTGCGCTGTGGCACGGCGGAAGGTTTGAGGAACATTCGGATCGTGAACGAACACAGCGTAGTTCGCGGTGTATCCCACCCGACCTGTCAGCCGAACGCCGTTGTTAATCAACTCCCGATACTGGCTATTAAGCAGCGTTGAGGTGTCGATCGGCGTATAAAGCGCGGCCTGTGAGCTGCCGATTATCATTGCTGACTGCAGCGCCCTGACAACCTTTCGCCCTTTCACATCGTTGATGATGCGGTTGAGCCCGGCTTTAGACTGCTTAACGCCACGTACTTTGATGCCCATGGCTTTCTCCAGGCAATAAAAAAGGCCACCTAAGCGACCTGTTTTAGATATCTATCTCATGGGTTTCGGTTGAATGGCTCGACCTCGAAGTCAGTAGTTCTACCACTGGCCTCCAGCCCTATGATGAAACCAGCCAGTAAATTGGTATACATGTCAGCTGTTTCTTCACTTTCAGAGAATCCGCTTACTGTTTCAAAGCGCTCACCATTCCAGTAGATGTTATCTGGAATGCTAAAGTTCTTCTTGAATTCCATCACCGAAGAGCTTGAGTCAAAATCCATAACAACCTCGCCTAAGCTGTTCGCCAATAATGTTGTGGCAACCCGGTGACGTTTCCGGGCTTTCGGTGATCAGCCTAGCCACAACGTGATTTTATCATATGCCAGTCAGGATGGCGTAATCAGAGTAATTTAACCCTGCGCTCAAGCTCATCACCGTTATCAATGAGCTTTCTCATCTCGGGTGGAAGCTGATCGCGAGGCGTGCGCTTAATCTGCCTGGACTTCTGTTCAGGAACCGGCGCAGCGGCGTACACAGAAATAGCCACAGCTAGCGCTGAGATAGACATGGTGAGCAGGTCGATATCCATAATGCCTCCTGGGATTAGATGCCAGTTAGTATCGCATAATCATCCGCCACACGCTCGAACGTATCAGCGTAACGGACAACTTGGCGCACCTCGTCGGCGCCGGCAACAACCGGGTCAGCTTCAGTAGATACGCCGATCAGCAAGTAATCACCCGCAGCAGCCAGCGCGAACTCAGTCCAGACAGTGTTCTTAACGACGATTTCAGCGCCCAAGCTGGCTAACTTCTTACTGAGCCCGCCTTCGTAATCACAGAGGATTTGCTCAGGTTCGGCATAGCCCAGCGGGTCGCCGTATTCGTCATTGCCTTCCAGCTTTCGCCAGATAGTCGCCGTGGCGGTGTAAGACCAGTTGGCAACGCTGCTCATAGAGTGAATACCTCCACCTTCTCAACGATTTTGAAATCATCAAGAGGCCGCATCGAGCCTGATTGACTGGCAATGCGCTTAGCATCAGCCTGCTCCAGAAAGTCAGCTTTGGCTTTCTCGTAAGTTTCAGCATGGCGGCCAATAAACTTAATTCCGGAGTCGTTTATCCAGATGAACAGCGACCAGTTGTCTTCGCACTTAAAGGCATGCACATCGTATTGTTTAGCCATCTTTCCACCTCAGCACCTTCGCGCCGGTCGCCCGGATGCGCGGGCAGTTGATGAACCACTCACCATCCGATTTCACGTATCCGGTAGTTTCCCGCCCGGTGTCGGTTTCAACCCATACGCGGGTAAGCGGCTTCGGCTTGCCTTCCGTTACTGATTTGTACTTCATCAGCAGCCTCCGACCACCATGAACAGGCCGACGCTATTACCGGCGCTGATAGGCAGCTCGCCGGTGCAGCCGCTGGTATCGAGCCGGGCCAGCGAGTCGCGCAACCAGGTGATGCTGTCGTCTCCATATTCAAACGAACGGGACGCGCCAGACGGCGCACCCTGCGATTTGATACGGCGAGCCCCTGACGACGTAGCCATAAGTGCGGCGGCGTACATCAGGATCAGCTTCGCGGTGCACTCGTCATATCCAGCGCCATCGAGGCACGGGATAATCTTGTTCACCACGCAGAGGATCGGATCCAGCAATGCGCCCGGGATGGAATAACCCAATTCACCGAGGTATGCCTGCACTTCTGCCGCTGTGATTGGGTCAGCCATGATTATTTCGCCTTTTTCTTCAGCTCGTCGATTTGTTTCTGAGCCTCGTCGAGGTCAGCCTGCAGCTTCGTGTTGTCAGCGGTCAGCGACTCAACTTTGCCATTGGCCTCGTCGAGGTCAGCCTGCAGCTTTTGCACGTCGGCAGGTGTCGCAACTTCCAGGACCTGGTCGCTTACAGGTATCGCTTTGCCAGCCAGCCACAGCGGGAGAGTCTCGCCCTTGTAGACTTCACCTTTTTTCAGTTCGTGGCTGTCGTGGGTGAGCAGCCATTTTTGTTCCTTACCAGCCATACGGCCTCCGTAAAAAAGATGGGGCCTGAGCCCCATGAATTATGCTTTGGTCAGCTGGGCGTAACCGGCCTGGCCATTCGCGTCATGTTTGAACTGCGGCGCCGCAGCAGCCAACACGGAGAAGACATAATCGTCTTCCGGATTCTGGCGAGCTTTCGGGCGCATAGTCATCGGCATGCCGTTGAGGATCTGCACAACGTCAGGGCGCTTAACCACACCCAGCAGTTCGTTTTGCGGTACCTTCGAACCAGGAACCAGCGCCGCAACACCAGGGATTTCCATGATGCGGGACAGGATGGTCTTCGGATAGTTGGCCGCGTAGTCGTTCACAGACGCGTAGAACCAGTCTTTGTAGTTCACGTAGATGGTTACCGGGCCGTAGAAATTCTTGGACTGCAGCAGACCAATCAGCGCGGAGATGGCACCGACCCACTGAGCGCCGGTTGCGCCGTTCAGGTCAAGACCATGCGTGCCGGTTGCGCGGTTTGGCGCAGTGCGCAGGCCGTAGATGGTCGCGCCTCCGACGTTGATGTTTGGATCGCCGTTCAGCACCATGTCTTCCAGCTTCTCAGCCACTTTACGCTGATGGTTGGAGATGGCGTCGCTGTCCAGAGAGTAGCCTTCAGTCTGCGCTGCCAGCATCTGGCGCCAGCCGAAAGTCAGCTCGCTGTCGATGATAGGCAGCGGAGTGCCTTCGTAATCCATGACAGGCTGATCGCCCTTCGCCTTGCCGCGGCCATCCAGGCTGATGTTTACATCACCGGAATCTGACAGAGTCATGAAGTAGTGAACGATCTTACCGAGTGCCATCGGGCGGGAAACGCTGGCGGCCAGGTCGTTAAACACTGACAGCACGTCGCGCTGAACGGTAATCGCAGAGCGGTCCCATTCCCCCCAGACATCTTTCGGCAGCACGGAGGCGTTACCGACGAGCTCATCAAACGCAACGAACTGACCGCCTGCGTCGTTGACTGCAAAGCCATGCTGTGCAGCCATATTGCGCTGCATCATGTCCCAGCGACGGCGGGCATTAAGAATCAGCTTCTGCTGCTGTGGAGTAAACTTTAACATTCTTGTTTTCCTTATGCCTTGGCGTACGGAGTGGAGAGGATCACCACGTCGGCGAAACCTTCCGCCGCCAGAGTGCGCCCTGCTTTTTCGTCGAACGTTGCGACGACCTGGTTGCCGGTTGCGGCCGCTTTGAATACGCCGCCGGTACCGATGGTCAGTTCCTGGCCTACCGTATAGGCTGCAGCAGCCAGGCGAACGTTGTATTCCTGCTCACCTTCAACGCGGTACGCCACGCCGGTTTCATTGGCTGCGTATGCGGTGGTGATTGCCTGGCCGATGAAACGACGGTTGCCGAGGATGAACCAGCGACCAGTAGTATCAGCGGCTGCTGCGAGCTTGCCTGATGCAACCTTCACTGCCACGCCTGGGTTAAGCGCCGCAGCCACAGGCATGTTGATGGTTTCCGGCTCACGCTCGACCGGGCCACGATAGATGACGTTAGCCATTATTTTTTCTCCTGATCCATGCCAGCGTTGAGGTCGTAGTCTTTCCACTGGTCGTTTTCAGAATTGACCAACTGGAATGATGGATTCAGCGGAGCGCTGGTCTGGCACTGTGAGTACATGTCGTTCAGCGCTTCGCCTGAAAGCGAGTTGATCGCTGCTTCGGTCATGAACGAGAATTTCGCTTTAACAGCGTCACGTTTGGTTTTCAGGTCGCTCTCAGCGTTCGCCTGCAGTTGGGTTTCCAGCTTGCCCAGCTTTTCATTCAGCGGGGTGAGCGCCGCATTAACAGCCGCAGTGATCACATCAGAGTTAATCTGAGCCTGGGCCGGATCGCCGCCGCCATCTTTCTTCTGCATCTGCTGGTTGTAGGCATCCCAGACCTGATCGTCGGTCAGCCCCTCGGTTTTAACGCCTGCGGCATTGAGCGCGGCGATCATCTTCTCTTTCATCGGGTTTGTTTCTCCGTTGGTTTTGACTTCGTACTCAGTTGGTTTGCGCACGACTTCTACTGGATCGCCGACAAAGACAGCCTTGCCATCATCGTCAATCAGGTACTTTTGTTTGAAATATTGCTCTCCGTCGCGATAGACGAAGCTGTCAGGCCAGATGGCTTCCGGCCAGAGATAGGAGTCTTCACCCTGTCCCTCTCGTAATCTGCAGGTAATAGCCCGGTTAATGTCGTCGAATGTGTAATTCGATGCGTTTGAAAGGTAAAACTTCACCTTATTCCACAGGCCATCTTTCATGCTGTTGGCTGCATCGATGAGGCTCGTCGTTTCAACATCCGCCTCTTGCCCGTCAGCGTTGACGAACATTCCGACACCTTCTTCAGGCGTCCCGGCTCCAGACTCATCAAGCAGGATCGCTGTGTGCTCAAAATCAAGATTGTGAGCAACCCAGGAGTGTTTCTTTCCTTTCGACTCCCCGGCGCGTTGTTCTTTGTTGAGCAGTAGACCAGTAGAGACATGGATTGGGTCGATATTCGCCCCAGACATCATGTCGTCAAGGCGCTGAATGAGACGCTTCCCGTCAGGCTTTGACTCAGCTACGGACTTGTTGACGTATACGTCCATAACGACTTTGTCATTGCTCTTGCTGACGTTCTGAGACCAAGCACCGGCGTAGTATGTGTTTAGCGCCTCAGGATCGGTCGAAGGTACGTACTTCCCGTTAACCATGGGATGCCCGATCGGCATCAATTTACGCTCCATGGTTTTGAAGCTTTTGTTAATCTCCTCAGCCGGGTACAGCCCGCCATTCATGACGATGTCATCCACGATCGGGACAACACCACGAATGACGTAGTGTTCCTGGCCGTTGATGGTTGTCGTTGAGATGTTGGAGGCGTTGATGGCGAGGGATTTAACGTGGATGCTGGATAGCTTCACGTTGCGTCCTCTGATTTTTAGGCTGCTTTAGCCCATTGTTTACGTTCGGCTGCCAGCTTATCCGCCAGACCTTCATTGAAGATGCTACCGTCATCGTTGAGCAGCACTGGGATTTGGCTGCAATAGCAATGGTATTTGTTCCCATCAACCGCATACCAGTCGCGCACCTCTTGCACGGTTCTGACCTTTCCATGCCAGAAAGCGTGCGTTGTCCTGGTGGTAGGTTTCAGCGCAGAAAGATGGAGAAGACCAGTATTTAGCCCCAGCCTATCAGATGCCCATTCTGTTTCATTCCATTGAGCTTCCCGCAGCGCGCCTACCTGCTCAGTCTGAGCGATGGTCTTTGCCTTCGACATGGACACATCAAGACGCTTGCTGATGACGCTGGCCGTATCGCGAGGATTCACACCGCGCGCTACCGCATCGGTGATGATGTTGGTCAGATCGCCGCGAGCGGTGTCGCTGATGACCTTCCAGTCACTGAACGTTGTCAGCCTGGCCGCCGATATCTGGTTCAGATAACCGAAGAAAAGCTCGTCGAGATTACCGGCCTTCGCCCGGGCACTATCGAGCGGGCCCGCAAAAAATGCTGGATGGTCGGCCGGGAATACCTGCATGTCTCCCCGGACGGCGTACCAAAGAAAAACAGCGAATGCATGTACAACCGTAAAGCTGTCGACCAGTGGGTTGAGAGCATGTCAAAGAAACAGCCGGGTGCGCGCCAATGAAGATCCGTTTATGCTTAGCAGGCTCTTGGACGTCAGGAGGGAATAATGGCTAAGTCAGCATACCCAACAGGCGTGGAGAACCATGGCGGTACGCTCCGCATATGGTTCATCTATAAAGGCAGCCGGGTGCGTGAAAGCCTCGGTGTGCCGGATACACCAAAAAACAGAAAGGTCGCTGGCGAGTTGCGCGCGTCGGTTTGCTTTTCGATTAAGACCGGCAACTTCAACTATGCCGCGCAGTTCCCAGACTCGCCTAACCTGAAAAGGTTTGGGGTGGAGAGCAAGGAAATCACCGTGGTGGAGCTGGCGAACAAGTGGCTTGAGCTGAAGCGTATGGAGATCAGCACCAATGCGATGTCACGCTATACATCTATAGTGCGCAACATGGTGCCCAGGATTGGTGGGGACAGGCTGGTATCTGCGGTGACGCAAGAAGACCTGCTGTTTATAAGAAAGGAATTGCTGACCGGTTATCACACCCTGAAGGCAGGACAGAAAACGCCGGTTAAAGGCCGCTCTGTCAGAACGGTCAACAACTACATGAAGATCATGGGCGGGATGTTTAAGTTTGCCGCCGACAGCGGGTATGTCCGGGTGAATCCGTTTACCGGGATCGCCATGCTTAAGCGTTCTCGATGCGAGCCAGACCCGCTGACGCGTGAGGAGTTCGTCAGGATGATTAATGCCTGCGCCCACCAGCAGCTGAAAAACATGTGGTCGCTGGCCGTGTACACCGGCGTGCGCCACGGAGAGCTTGTGTCGCTGGCCTGGGAAGATATCGACCTGAAAGCGGGTACAATGATGATCCGCCGGAACCACACGTTAACGAAGGAGTTCACCCTTCCGAAAACAGAGGCCGGGACGGACCGTATCATCAACCTCATTCAGCCAGCGATCGACGTACTGAAGAGTCAGGCAGAACTGACACGCCTGGGTAAGCAGTATCAGGTTGAGGTGAAACTACGCGAGTATGGCCGTACAGATGTGCATCCGTGCACGTTCGTGTTCAACCCGCAGATCGCATCACGTAATGGCCGTGCCGGGCATCATTACGCAGTGGGGTCGATCAACCAGTCGTGGGAGGCAGCAATGCGACGCGCCGGGATTCGCTATCGCAGAGCATACCAGTCCCGACACACGTATGCATGCTGGTCGTTGGCCGCCGGTGCTAACCCGAACTTCATTGCGAAGCAAATGGGCCACACCGACGCGCAAATGGTTTACCGGGTGTACGGATCCTGGATGGCTGAAAATAACCAGGACCAGGTACTCATCCTCAACCAGAAATTGAGTGAGTTTGCCCCATCCATGCCCCACGCAGTGGGATCGGATTGTTATTAA